ATGACGGCACACGCACCATCCACCACCACCTCGGTCGCCGCCCAGGTCGCCGGTCTTCCCCATCTCTCGATGGATGATCTCTGGAAACTGTGGGACGAGCATTTTGACGAGCGGCCCGGCCACCATCATCGCGGCTGGCTGGAGAGCCGACTGGCCTACCGGATTCAGGAGCGCGCCTTCGGCGGCCTGAAGCCGTCGCTGCGCAAGAAGCTCGAGGACGTCGGCGAAACCGGCATCCTGCCCAAGCAACTGCGCGGCGACAGCCAGCGCCTGCTGCCCGGCACCATCCTCACGCGCATTTACGACGACGTTGAGCATCGCGTGTTGGTGCGCGGCTCGAACGACTTCGAGTACCAAGGGCAACGCTTCAAGAGCCTGTCTGCGATTGCGGGCCACATCACCGGCAGCCATTGGTCTGGCCCGGTGTTCTTCGGCCTCAAATCGCCCGCGTCGAAGAAGGTGACGGCATGAGTTCGCCGCGCGCCAATCCGCTGCCGCCGGTCACGCCGAAGAAGCGTTGCGCCGTCTACACCCGCAAATCCACCGACGAAGGGCTGGATCAGGAATACAACAGTCTCGAAGCGCAGCGCGACGCAGGCCTCGCCTTCATCGCCAGCCAGCGGCACGAAGGCTGGATCGCCGTCGGCGACGGCTACGACGACGGCGGCTACTCCGGTGGCAACATGGATCGTCCCGCGCTGCGCCGCCTGATGGCCGACATTGAGGCCGGGAAGATCGACACCGTGGTCGTCTACAAGATCGACCGCCTCACGCGCAGCCTGCCGGATTTCGCCAAGCTGGTCGAGGTGTTCGACCGCAACGGCGTGTCCTTCGTCTCGGTCACGCAGCAGTTCAACACCACGACCTCGATGGGGCGGCTGACGCTCAACATCCTGCTGTCCTTCGCGCAGTTCGAGCGCGAGGTGACGGGCGAGCGCATCCGCGACAAGATCGCCGCCAGCAAGGCCAAGGGCATGTGGATGGGTGGCATCCCGCCCTTGGGCTACGACGTGGTCGAGCGCAAGCTCGTCGTCAACGAACGCGAGGCGGCTCTGGTGCGCGACATCTTCCGGCGCTACGCCGAGCATGGCTCGGCGGCGCGGCTGGTGCGCGAACTGGACATCGAAGGCCATACCACCAAGGCCTGGGTGACGCAGACCGGCCGCGAACGCTCGGGCCGCACCATCGACCAGCAGTACCTCTTCTCGATGCTGCGCAACCGCATCTACCTGGGGGAAATCCGCAACCACGGCACCTGGTATCCCGCCCAGCACGAAGCCATCGTGTCGCAAGGTCTGTGGGACGCGGCGCAGGCCTTCATCGAACGGCGCAAGCAAGCGCCGCGCGAGCACGTCGCCAAGCATCCGGCGCTGCTGGCGGGTCTGCTGTTCGCGCCCGACGGACAGCGCATGCAGCACTCCTTCGTCAAGAAGAAGAACGGACGGCAGTACCGCTACTACGTCCCGTACCTGCACAAGCGGCGCAACGCGGGCGCGAGCCTGTCGCCCGGCATGCCGGACGTGGGCCATCTCCCCGCCGCCGAGATCGAGAACGCGGTGCTGGCGCAAATCCACGCGGCACTGTCGGCTCCGCAGATGCTGATCGCGGTCTGGCGCGCCTGCCAGCGCCATCCCGCAGGTAGCACGCTCGACGAAGCGCAGGTGGTGGTGGCGATGCAGCGCATCGGCGACGTGTGGGCGCAGCTGTTCCCCGCCGAGCAGCAACGCATCACGCGGCTGCTGATCGAGCGGGTGCAACTGCACGGGCACGGGCTGGACATCGTCTGGCGCGAAGATGGCTGGATCGGCTTCGGTGCCGACATCGGCGCGCATCCGCTGGTCGAGGAATCCAGCGAACAGGCCGAGGAAACACTGGCATGAGCACCACGACGGACCCGCGCAAGCGCGCCATCCGCGTCGAGGTCGGAACCGATGCTCGCAGCTACGTCAGCGATGGCCAGCGCGTCACGCTGGTACCGCTAACGATCAAGCGCCGCCAGAACCGCAAGCTGCTGATCCCGCCCGCGCTCGATGCCGCCACTGCGACGGGTGGCTTCGACGTGCCGATGATCAAGACGCTCGGCAAGGCGTTCTACTGGAAGCGGTTGATCGACGAAGGCGTCTATACGACGACCGCCGATCTGGCGCGCGCGCTCAAACTGGAGCCAGGCTGGGCGGCCGAGGTGCTGCGCATGACCATGCTGGCCCCGGACATCGTCGAGGCGATCTTCGAGGGCCGCCAGCCTCGGCATCTGAACCTGCACATGCTGCGCGGCCGCCAAGACTTGCTGCCACGCGACTGGGCCGAGCAGCGTCGGCTGCTGGGCTTCCCTGACGCCTGAATCCACGCCCCCGATGTTCCCGATGACGGCGAGCCATGTGCTCGCCGTCTGCGTTTGCGCGCTGGCGGATTGGCGAACCCGAAGTTCCCGCCTGGTTCGCCATTACGTCCCTTAAAGGTTCGCCACCCGAAGTTTGGAATGACACCTGTTCCTCAACAACGTCACAGGAGCATTCCATGCAGGCACCAACCAGCACCATCCCCCGGTCGCAGCAGCAGGCGATCAACAGCCTCTCGCCCGGCGACCGCCGGGTCCTCAACGAAAACGAACTGGCCCAGCGGTGGGGCCTCAGCCCCAAGACCCTGCAACGCTGGCGCAGCGAAGGGCGCGGCCCGCGCTACCTGAAGCTGTCCAAGCGCGTCGGCTATCCCGTGGACGCGGTCATCGAGTTCGAGCGCCAAGCGCTGCACGACTCGACGTCCGAGCGCGCGGCGGTCTGAGGAGCGATGCCATGAACGACATCACGCTCTTTCCCGCCGACATCGCCACGATGTCCATCGGCCAGTTGGCGGCGCTGCCCGCCGCGCAGAAGGCCGAGATCGACAAGAACCTCGACGAGGCCCTCGACTGGCTGAAGAAGGCCCGCGCCAAGTTCGACGCGGCGCTCGATGCCGCGTACGGCGAACAGGCCCGTGCGGCGCTGCGCGAGTCCGGTCGTGACTTCGGCACCGCGCACATCAGCGAGGGCCCGCTGCACATCAAGTTCGAACTGCCCAAGAAGGTCAGTTGGGATCAGAAGAAGCTCGGCGACATCGTCGCCCACATCGTGGCCGCCGGCGACAAGGTCGAGCACTTCATCGATGTGAAGCTCGCGGTTTCCGAATCGCGCTTCACCAACTGGCCGCCGACGCTCCAGCAGGAGTTCGCCGCTGCTCGCACGGTCGAGCCGGGCAAGCCGTCTTTCACCCTTTCCATCGATTCGGAGCACTGACCATGAGCACCAGCCTCATCGCTTCGCTGCGCAAGCAGCTGCCATCCATCTACGGCGAACACATTCCCGACGACATCCGCTATCGCGGTGCCGATGGTCACGACCTCGTCGTGGCGCTCGACGCCGCCACGGTGGACGAACTGGCCTTCGCCATCCAGACCGCGAATGCCGAAGCCCTGGCGCTCGGCCGCCGCCGCACCGCACTGGAAGAACTCCATACCGAGGTGCGCAAGCGCGCCGCGCGTGGGGCCGATCGCATCGCCGACGTCGCGTGGGAGGGCTGATCATGAGCGCGATCATCCCCTTCCAGTTCGAGGCGCACGCGGTGCGCGTGCAGGTCGACGACCTCGGGCTGCCGTGGTTCAACGCCAGCGATATCTGCTCCGTTTTGGAGTTCGGCAACCCGCGCCAAGCCATCGAATCGCATGTCGATCCGGATGACGTCCAGAAACTGGACGTCATCGACAACCTCGGGCGCACGCAGCGCGCCAACCATGTCAACGAGTCGGGCCTCTACGCCCTGATCCTCGGCAGCACGAAGGATGCCGCGAAACGCTTCAAACGCTGGGTGACCGGCGAGGTGCTGCCCGCGATCCGCAAGACCGGCGGCTACGCCGTCCCCGGCGCACTGGCGGCCTTGCCCGCGCCGACCCACGACCGCGTGTCCGCGATCCTGCTGATTGGAGAGGCGGTCGCCAAGGTGCCGGGCGTGAAACCGGGCATCGCGGCGGCGGCGACGCTGACCTGCATTCAGGAGAACACCGGCATCGCCACCGAGGTGCTGCGCCGCGCGCTGCCTTCGGCCAACGAACCGATCTGCGCGCTCAACGCCACCCAGCTCGGCAAGCTGCTGAACCGTTCGGCGAAGGCCACGAACCAGATGCTGGCGGCCAACGGCTTCCAGTTTCGCAACGAGCGCGACGAATGGGAGCTGACCGAAGTCGGTGAAGCGTGGGCCGAGGCCATGCCGTACTCGCGCAACGGCCACAGCGGCTACCAGATCCTCTGGAATCCGGCGGTCGCCGAGCAGTTGAAGGAGGTGGCGTGATGTCCCTCCCGATCATTTCGGCGCAGCAGCGCATGGCCGAGCGCAAGGGTGTGAAGCTATTGATGCTGGGCAAGTCTGGCATCGGCAAGACTACCCGGCTCAAAGACCTCGATCCGGCTACCACTTTGTTCCTCGACATCGAGGCGGGTGACCTGGCCGTGGCCGACTGGCCGGGCGACACCATCCGCCCAGCCTCCTGGCCGGAGAGCCGCGACTTCTTCGTGTTCCTCGCGGGCCCGGACAAGTCGCTGCCGCCAGAGGGCGCGTTCTCGCAGGCGCACTACGACCACGTCGTCGAGAAGTTCGGCGATCCGACGCAGCTCGACCGCTACCAGACCTTTTTCCTCGACTCGATCACGCAGCTGTCCCGCCAGTGCTTCGCGTGGTGCAAGACTCAGCCCGGAGCAACCAGCGACCGCTCCGGCAAGCCCGATCTGCGCGCCGCCTACGGGCTGCTCGGCCAGGAAATGGTCAGCGCCTTGACCCATCTGCAGCACGCCCGGGGCAAGAACGTGGTGTTCGTGGCCATCCTCGACGAGCGGCTCGATGACTACAACCGCAAGGTGTTCGTGCCGCAGATCGAAGGCAGCAAGACCAGTCTGGAGCTGCCCGGCATCGTCGACGAGGTCGTGACGCTGGCCGAGATCAAGGCCGACGACGGCAGCGCCTACCGCGCCTTCGTCACGCACACCGTCAATCCCTACGGCTACCCGGCCAAAGACCGCAGCGGTCATCTCGACCTGCTCGAACCACCCGATCTCGGCGCGCTGATCGCCAAGTGCGCGGGCGCAGCCGTGCCCGTCAGCGTCGCCATCCCCGCATCCCACGAATCTCAGGAGTAATCGCCATGACCACGCAGAACTGGAACGACTTCAACGACGCCGAACAGCAGCAAGGCTTCGACCTCATCCCCAAGGGCACGCTGGTGCCGGTGCGCATGACCATCAAGCCGGGCGGCCACGACGATCCGGCGCAGGGCTGGACGGGCGGCTACGCCACCGAATCCTTCGAGACCGGCGCGATCTACCTCGCCGCCGAGTTCGTCGTCACCGGCGGCGAGCACGCCAAACGCAAGATGTGGTCGAACATCGGCCTGCATTCCAAGAAAGGCCCGACCTGGGGCCAGATGGGGCGCAGCTTCATCCGCGCCGCGCTCAACAGCGCCCGCAACGTCCATCCGCAGGACAACAGCCCGCAGGCCGCCGCCGCGCGCCGCATCCAGGGCTTCCACGAACTGGATGGCCTCGAATTCCTCGCCCGCGTGGACATCGAGAAGGACGCCAAGGGCCAAGACCGCAACGTCATCAAGCTCGCGGTAGAACCCGACCACCCCGAATACGCCAAGCTCATGGGCGTGCCGCCCAAGACCAAGACCGGCGGTGGCACCTCGGGCGCCCCGGCCACCGTGAGCGCATCGGCACCGTATGCCGCACCCGCCGCGCCGCAGCGCGCGCCGGTGACCGGCAAGCCCGCCTGGGCGCAGTGAGGGAGGCCGATGAAATGCTGGGTCTGCAAACGACAGGCGCGCGGCTACGGCCATTTCGATGGCCGATTCAAGACCGCCGATCCGCGCCGCTACCCCATCGACTGGGTGTTCTGCTCGCGCCGCTGCCAGGACGCGTTTCACATGCTCTACGGCAACTGGACGCGCATGAAGGAAGGACGCATCGACAAATCGGAGGTCGCCATGATCGATCCGTCTGATGTCGAACTGGCCGCGATGAAGAAGTGCCTGAAGGCCTTCGGCGAGGCGGCGGGTGAGATCGGTTTCAAGAAACCGCTTGGCGAGTATGCCGAAGCCGAGGCGATGCGCGTCATCGACGCCATCGTCACCTGCTACACGGAAGCGATGGTCGAGCACCACGAGGTGACCAAGTACCCGCCCGTGCGCGGCATGGCTCCGACACCCGATCCGCTGGCGAACCCGTTCGCCGATCTGGAGGACGACCTTCCCTGGGAAGAACCGAAAGGGAGGAAGCCATGATCGACTACAACTCCTCATCGAGCATCTCGGGCCAAGTCACGGCACTGGTCGATGCCGGAATGCAGCGCGTCCGCGCGCAGCAGCCCGCGCGCGACTACCTCGGTGCGTCGCGTCTGGGCGTGGCCTGCGAGCGCGCCTTGCAGTTCGAGTACGCCAAGGCTCCGGTCGATCACGGGCGTGATGCCGAAGGCCGGATGCTGCGCATCTTCGCGCGTGGCCACGTCATGGAGGACTGCATGGTCGCGTGGCTGCGCGATGCGGGTTTCGATCTGCGCACGCGTAACGCCAACGGCGAGCAATTCGGTTTCTCCGACGCGCATGGTCGGCTGCGCGGGCACGTCGATGGCGTGATCGTCGGCGGGCCGGAAGGCTTCCGCTACCCCGCGCTGTGGGAGAACAAGTGTCTCGGCGCGAAGTCCTGGCGCGAGCTGGAATCGAAAGACCTCGCAGTTGCCAAGCCGGTGTATGCCGCGCAAGTGGCGCTGTATCAGGCCCATCTGCAACTGCACGAACACCCGGCGCTCTTCACGGCGATCAACGCCGACACGATGGAGATCTACGTCGAACTCGTGCCCTTCGATGCGGCGCTCGCGCAGCGCATGACCGACCGCGCGGTGAAGGTCATCACCGCGACCGAGGCCGGTGAACTGCTGCCGCGCGCTTTCAACGAGGCCACCCACTTCGAGTGCCGCATGTGCGCGTGGCAGGACCGCTGCTGGAGGACGCCGGCATGAGCCATTCCCCGATGAACCAGTTGCTCGGCGAGCAACTGATCGACGTGCGCCAGGCGGCGCTGATGTTCAACCTGCCGTCGTACTGGCTCTCGCAAGCCAAGGAACGCAAGGCCCGGCGCATTCCCCACTACCGCGTCGGCAAGCTCGTGCGGTTCAAGCCCGCTGAACTGGAGGCGTGGATCGTCGCGCAGCAGGCATCCGGCGAGGAGGCTGCGGATGCTTGATTTCAACGACACGCAAACGCCTGTTCCTCGCGACCTCGACGCCGAACGCGAAGCGATCCGCGCCGAACTGCTCGCGCGGCTGGATTCGGTGCTGGCCACACTGTTCCCCGCCGGCAAGAAGCGCGGCGGCAAGTTCCTGATCGGCGACGTGCTCGGCAGTCCAGGCGACAGTCTGGAAGTCGTGCTCACCAGCGACAAGACGGGCCTGTGGACGGATCGTGCGACCGGCGACGGCGGCGATGTCTTCACCCTGATCGCGGCGCACCTCGGCATCGATGCCCACGCGGATTTCCCGCGCGTGCTCGAGGCCGCGACCGAACTGGTCGGCCGCACTCCGGCGACTCCGGCGCGCAGGAGCAAGAAGGAAGCTCCGGTCGACGACCTCGGCCCGGCGACCGCGAAATGGGATTACCTCGACGCCGCCGGCAAGCTGATCGCCGTCGTGTATCGCTACGACCCGCCCGGACGGAAGAAGGAATTCCGCCCGTGGGACGCGCGCCGCCGCAAGATGGCCCCGCCCGAGCCGCGCCCGCTCTACAACCAACCGGGCCTGACCAGCGCCTCGCAGGCGATTCTGGTCGAAGGCGAGAAATGCGCGCAGGCGCTGATCGACGTAGGCATCGTCGCCACCACCGCGATGCACGGCGCGAACGCGCCGGTGGACAAGACCGACTGGTCGCCGCTGGCGGGCAAGGCCTTGCTGATCTGGCCCGACCGCGACAAGCCGGGCTGGGACTACGCGACGCAGGCGGCGCAAGCCATCCTGTCGGCGGGCGCGAAGTCCTGCCACATCCTGTACCCGCCCGAGGATGCCGCCGAGGGTTGGGATGCGGCGGACGCCGTGGCCGAGGGCTTCGACGTCGCGGCCTTCCTCGCGCACGGCCCGCGCCTCCAGATGCACGACATCGACGACGATGCCGCGCCGGTCGTCAGCAACGATGAATCGGTGTGGGGCACCGAGGATGCGTTGGCGCTGGCTTTCACCCGGCGCTATCACCGCGACTGGCGCTACGTCGCCGCGTGGGGCCGCTGGCTGGTGTGGGATGAACAGCGCTGGCGCACCGAGGAGACGCTGGCAGCGACCGACCTGATCCGCAGTGTCTGCCGCCACGCCGCCGTCCACGCCGACAACCCGAAGATCGCCGCCAAGCTCGCCAGCTCTGGCACGATCGGCGGCGTCGAACGGCTGGCGCGTGCGGATCGCCGGCACGCGGCCACCACGGCCGAATGGGACGCCGACCCGTGGCTGCTCAACACGCCCGGCGGCGTGGTCGATCTCAGGACCGGCAGGCAGCGCGCGCACGACCGCGCCGACCGGATGACCAAGATCACGACGGCGACGCCCGGCGATGACTGCCCCATCTGGCGGCAGTTCCTCGCCGAGGTCACGGGCGGCGACGACGATCTGCAAGCCTACCTGCAACGCATGGCGGGCTACACGCTCACCGGATCGACGCAGGAGCACGCACTGTTTTTCCTGTACGGCACGGGCGCGAACGGCAAGTCGGTGTTCGTCAACGCGCTGGCGACGATCCTCGGTGACTACGCGGCCAACGCGCCGATGGACACCTTCATGGAAACGCGCACCGACCGGCACCCGACCGACATGGCGGGCCTGCGCGGCGCGCGCTTCGTGGCCGCCATCGAAACCGAACAGGGTCGACGCTGGGCCGAGTCGAAGGTGAAGAACCTCACGGGCGGCGACAAGATCTCCGCGCGCTTCATGCGGCAGGATTTTTTCGAGTTCTTCCCGCAGTTCAAGCTGGTCGTGGCGGGCAACCACAAACCCGCCATCCGCAACATCGACGAAGCGATGAAGCGGCGGCTGCATCTGATTCCGTTCACGATCACCGTGCCACCCGAGCGCCGCGACAAGCATCTCCAGCAGAAGCTCTTGGCCGAGCGCGACGGCATCCTGGCGTGGGCGGTTCAGGGCTGTCTCGACTGGCAGCGTCTGGGTCGGCTCGATCCGCCGCAGCAGGTGCTCGAAGCGACCGAGGAGTATTTCGAGGCCGAGGACGCGCTGGGCCGCTGGCTCGACGAACGCTGCGTGCGCGAGGCCAACGCGAAGTCGCTGACCGCCGAGCTGTTCAACGACTGGAAGCAGTGGGCCGATTCCGCTGGCGAGTTCATCGGCTCGCAGAAGCGGTTCTCCGATCTGCTCATCACCCGTGGCGTCGAGAAGTGGCGCAACACAGCGGGCCTGCGCGGCTTCCGTGGCGTGGGCCTCAAACATCCGCCCACGGCCGCTTACACCCCTTATGCCGACAACTGACCGCCATGCCGACACACCCGACTGACGGATTCGACGGACTACGTCGTAACTCCTACGCGCGCGTGCGCGCACACGCACCTCACGGGAAGTTTCGATGTGATCCGTCCGATCCGTCAGTTCGCACCGGACAAGGACTGCAACCATGACCACGACCATCCTCGCCCTCGACTTGGGCACCACCACCGGCTGGGCGCTGCGCGGCAGCGACGGCAACGTCACCAGCGGCAGCGAAAGCTTCCGGCCGCAACGCTTCGAAGGCGGCGGCATGCGCTTCCTGCGCTTCAAGCGTTGGCTCACGGAGCTGAAGACCGTGGCCGACGGCATCGACGCGCTGCACTTCGAGGAGGTGCGCCGCCACGTCTCGACCGACGCGGCGCACGCCTACGGCGGCTTCCTCGCCACGCTCACCGCGTGGTGCGAGCACCACCAGATTCCCTATCAGGGCGTGCCGGTCGGCACGATCAAGAAGCACGCGACCGGCAGGGGCAACGCGGGCAAGGACGAGGTGATCGCGGCGATCCGTGCGCGCGGCCACACGCCCGGCGACGACAACGAAGCCGACGCGCTGGCGCTGTTGCACTGGGCCATTGCGCAGCACGATCTGGAACAGGAGGCGTGAGATGAAGATTCCCACGCCCACCTATCGCTGCCCCTTGGGCCGCCTCCAGCCCGAGACCACCGACCTCGAAGCGATGAAGCAACGTGGCTGGCGCGACCAGCACATCCTTGTCGTCAACGCCGCCGACGAACGCTTGGACTTCATCGAGCGCGAGTTCGTCCGGCGCATCGGCGAACGTCTCTACGGACAGGGAGGCGCACGTCATGGCTGACCGTCGCGCTGCTTGGACAATCGACGACGTCGCCGCGCGCTTCGAGGAGGCGGCCAGCACCGGACGACGCCTGCCGCCCGTGCGCGTGCAGGGCTACTTCAACACCTGGCCGATCATCGTGCGCAAGGAGTGGGAAGCCTTCGCGGCCGACGAGACGGTCTATCGACCGTTCCCGCCCAGCCCGGACGCCATCGAGCGGATGCTGGAAACGATGAAGTGGGTGCAGTGGCTGGAGGTCGAGCAGCGTCACCTCGTGTGGATGCGCGCCAAGCGCTACGGCTGGCGCGACATCACCATCCGCTTCGCCTGCGACCGCACGACGGCATGGCGGCGCTGGCAGCGCGCCTTGCAGACGGTCGCCGACCAGCTCAATGGCGTCGTAACGGCGTAGGGATTTGGCGTGATTTGGCGTGATTTGGCGCGAAGTGGTCGGCAATGAGCGGGCATCGGCGGCAGTGAGCGGTTTTTGACCCTGCAACAGATTCGCCGATCCGGGGGTAGTATTTCAGCTATCTTCTGGACAGCGGTGACGGCGCGGCGAGCGGCCCGAGGCAAAAGGGGTCCTTCCTTCCCGAATCGCAATGCGGGGGGCGCGAGCGCGGCATTCGCCTAGCGTCCGACTGCAAACCAAGGTTTGCAGGGTTTGCAGTTTGCACCCGCACCAGTCCGCACTCATCACGAGCCCGCCCGCGGTTTTCCGTCGGCGGGTTTTCTTTTTCGAGGAACCGATTCTGAACACGCTCAACGTCGAGTACCGCAAGGTCGAGGCGCTGATTCCCTACGCCCGCAACCCGCGCACGCACACCGACGAGCAGGTGGCCAAGATCGCGGCCAGCATCGTCGAGTACGGCTGGACGAACCCGGTGCTGGTGGACGGCGACAACGGCATCATCGCGGGCCACGGCCGTTTGGCTGCCGCGCGCAAGTTGGGACTGGATCGGGTGCCGGTCATTGAGCTGGCGCACCTATCGCCGACGCAGAAGCGCGCCTACGTCATCTCCGACAACCGGCTGGCGCTCGATGCGGGCTGGAACGGGGAACTACTGGCGCTGGAACTGGCCGAGCTGTCCGAGGCCGGGTACGACCTTGGGCTGACCGGTTTCGAGGATGCCGAGATCGAGGCACTGCTCGCCGACGACGTGGTCTCCGATGAGGCCGACCAGGAGCAGCAGGACGCAACGGACGGCGACGAACCGGACGCCGCTGACGACGTGCCGGATGCACCCGTGGTGCCGGTGTCGCGCACCGGCGATGTCTGGGCCATCGGCCAGCATCGCCTGATCTGCGGCGACGCGACCGACCGTGCCGTGGTCGGCACGCTGATGCAAGGCGACATGGCTCGCCTGTGCTTCACCTCACCGCCTTACGGCAATCAGCGTGACTACACCTCGGGCGGCATCGCCGACTGGGATGGCCTGATGCGCGGCGTGTTCGCCCATCTGCCGATGGCTCAGGATGGCCAGGTGCTGGTCAACCTCGGGCTGATCCACCGCGACAACGAGGTCATCCCGTATTGGGATGCGTGGCTCGGTTGGATGCGCCAGCAGGGCTGGCGGCGTTTCGCGTGGTACGTCTGGGATCAGGGCCCGGGCATGCCCGGCGACTGGGCGGGCCGCTTCGCGCCAAGCTTCGAATTCGTTTTTCACTTCAACCGCCAGAGCCGCAAGCCGAACAAGATCGTGCCCTGCAAGCACGCGGGCCAGGAGTCGCACCTTCGCGCTGACGGGTCGTCCACGGCGATGCGCGGCAAGGATGGCGAAGTGGGCGGCTGGACGCACAAGGGCCAGCCGACGCAGGACACCCGCATTCCCGACTCGGTGATCCGCGTGATGCGCCACAAGGGCAAGATCGGCCAGGACATCGACCACCCCGCCGTCTTCCCGGTCGCGCTGCCGGAGTTCGTCATCGAGGCCTACACCGATTCGGGCGACATCGTGTTCGAGCCCTTCGGCGGCAGCGGCACGACGATGCTGGCTGCAGAGCGCACCGGTCGGATCTGTCGCACCGTCGAGATCGCGCCGGAATACGTCGATGTCGCCATCAAGCGCTTCCGCCAGAACCATCCCGGCGTGCCCATCACGCTGCTGGCCACGGGTCAGTCCTTCGACGACGTTGCCAAGGAACGTCTGGCCACCACGGAGGCCGTGCAATGAACGCATCCTGGTTGGCCGACAAGATCGAGCAGTGGCCAACGGACAAACTGCTGCCCTACGCCCGCAACGCGCGCACCCACTCGGATGAACAGGTGGCGCAGATCGCCGCCTCGATTGCTGAGTTCGGCTTCACCAATCCGATCCTGGCGGGTAGCGACGGCGTGATCGTCGCCGGGCACGGTCGGCTCGCCGCTGCCCAGAAGCTGGGCTTGGAAATCGTGCCGGTGGTCGTGCTCGATCACCTGAGCCCCACCCAGCGCCGGGCGCTGGTCATCGCAGACAACCGCATTGCCGAGAACGCGGGCTGGGATGATGCGATGCTGCGCATCGAGATCGCGGCCCTGCAGGACGATGACTTCGACCTGTCGCTGACCGGCTTCGATGCCGATGCGCTGGCCGATTTGATGGCGGGCGACGAGCCGGAGGGCGAAGGTCAGTCCGACGACGATGCCGTGCCCGAGGTGGCCGAGACGCCGGTCTCGCGCCCGGGCGACGTCTGGCTGCTCGGTGGTCATCGCCTACTGTGCGGCGACTCCACCCTGGCCGAAAGCTACGAGCGCGTGCTGGACGGCGAGCAGGTGGACATGGTGTTCACCGACCCGCCGTACAACGTGAACTATGCCAACAGCGCCAAGGACAAGATGCGCGGCAAGGACCGCGCGATCCTGAACGACAACCTGGGCGACGGCTTCTACGACTTCTTGCTGGCGGCGCTGACGCCGACCATCGCCAATTGCAGGGGTGGCGTCTACGTGGCGATGTCGTCCAGCGAACTGGATGTGTTGCAGGCGGCGTTCCGCGCTGCCGGTGGTCACTGGTCGACCTTCATCATCTGGGCGAAGAACACATTCACGCTGGGCCGCGCTGACTACCAGCGCCAGTACGAGCCGATCCTGTACGGATGGCCCGAGGGCGCGCAGCGCCACTGGTGCGGCGACCGCGACCAGGGCGACGTCTGGAACATCAAGAAGCCGCAGAAGAACGACCTGCATCCGACGATGAAGCCGGTGGAGTTGGTTGAGCGGGCGATCCGCAATTCCAGCCGTCCCGGCAACGTGGTGCTCGACCCGTTCGGTGGCTCCGGCACGACGCTGATCGCCGCCGAGAAATCAGGGCGGCTGGCGCGGCTGATCGAACTCGACCCTAAGTACGTCGATGTGATCGTGCGCCGCTGGCAGGACTGGACCGGCAAGCAAGCCGCCCGCGAGGCGGATGGCATGGCGTTCGATCAGGCGGCCAGCGACTCGTCGGTGATCTCGCAGTGAATCACGAAGCCCGTCAGGTAGGGCAGACCGCGCGGGATGCCGTATTGCTTGCTGGTCTGGCGTCCAATCGTCCAGCCCATCCACTGTCGGGTGGCGGCGTTGATCGCGTCCGCCAAGGTCTGGCCCCGGTACAGCCCGTTCTGAACCTCGTCGGCAAAGTGGCGGCCGTGTCGGCTGTCGAGGAAGATCCGCACCGATTCGAGGGGCTGGCCGGTGGCGTCCGAAATGGCGTTCATCGCCAAGGGCCACGCAGCGCTGGCGTGCTCGTTCATCGTGCCCCAAAAGCCCCAGGCTTCGTTCTGGGTGGCAGGGATCTGGTTGGTGGTCATCTCGGGCTCCTTCGGGTTGATCGTTGCGACGTCCGTAGTAACGCGCTGTTCGATTGAGAAGCCAAGCGCCGCTTGGCCTCTTTCTCGATCTTTCTGATCAGGCGATGCGGTAGACCCGCTCGCCGCCCTGAGCCTTGTCCGAGACGATGGTCAGGCCGAGTTTCTTCTTGAAGGCTCCGGCGAAGGTGCCGCGCACCGTGTGCGCCTGCCAGCCCGTGGCGTCGCAGATCTGGCGCACCGTCGCGCCCTCCGCGCGCTGCAGCATCCGGATGACTTCGGCCTGCTTGCTGTTTTCGCGGGTGCGCGGCTTGGCCTGCGTGGTCTTGTCCTGGGCCCACTCGGCCTCGGCGGCCGTCACGGCGGCCTCGATCTCCGGGTCGGCGTCCAGGGGCGCGGGGGCGGATTCGGGCGCGGGACGGGCGCGACCCATCGCGTCGTAGCCCTCGGCGGCGACGAACCAGTCGTTGCCGTCGGTGGTGATCAGGGCGCGGTTGAACAGGCCGTCGAGCACCTTCTTGCGTGCGCCGCCTTTGATGTTGTCAGGGAACCAGTCGATCTTGCCGCCGGTGTGTTCGAGGGCGTAGGCCAGGATCGCGTGCTGGGCCGGGGTCAGTTGGCTGGTGGTCATTTGCTGCTCCTTCGGGGTGGTTGATGGGTGACGTGATGAACGCGCTGTTCGGCAGTGAAGCCAAGCGCTTTCTGCTTGGCTTCGCCGCGTCAGTTGCTGGCGCGCAAGGCCCGCGCGCCTTCTTGGGCCAGGGTCAAGACCGCTGCTTGGAAGGCGACTTCGGCGATCCAAGGGGCGTCCTTGGCATCGGCCAACAGTTCGTCGACGACCTGTTTGGACTTCGCACGCATCGCCGCGCACGCCACGTCGAGCTGATCGTTGGATGCGCCGCGCACTTCGGGACAGATCCGGACGAATGCAGTCAGGGCCGCTTGTCCGAGCTTTTGTCCGAGTGAATCGATGGCTGTGGTGTTCATCTGGTGACTCCTGAAACGTTGTTGGCGACGTCGTGATGAACGCGCTGTTCCAGAGAGAAGCCAAGCTGATTCCGGGGGAATGACGAACAAATGAATGAAGGGGCAGCTGGTTCTCAAAATGGGCATCTCGATACGCGCTTACGCCCGCCACCGGGGCGTAACCGACACCGCTGTTCACAAGGCCATCCGGGCTGGGCGCATCACGCCGGAAGCTGACGGCACCATCGACGCCGACCGCGCGGATCGGGAGTGGGCGCGCAACTCGGAGACCCCCAAGGCCGGAACGCGCGCCAAGGCCACGAAGGTCGCCGTACCGGAAGGCGGTGGCGACGGTCCCGCCGCCCTTCCTGCTGGCGGTGCGTCGCTGCTGCAGGCGCGCACGGTCAACGAGGTGGTCAAGGCGCAGACGAACAAGGTGCGGCTGGCCCGGCTCAAGGGCGAGCTGGTGGATCGGCCGCAGGCCATCGCCCATGTCTTCAAGCTGGCGCGCTCCGAGCGCGATGCGTGGCTGAACTGGCCCGCTCGCATCTCCGCGCAGATGGCGGCCAAGCTCGGGGTCGCCCCGCACACGATGCATGTCGCGCTCGAGGCCGCCGTGCGCGAGCACTTGCAGGAACTTGGCGATCTGCGCCCGCGCGTGGACTGAACAGGAACAAATGGACGTCGATTACGAAGGCGCAGCCGAAATCGAACGCGCGTGGCGCGAAGGCTTGACGCCCGATCCGCTGCTCACGGTGTCCGAATGGTCGGATCGGCATCGGATGCTCTCCAGCAAGGCATCCGCCGAACCGGGCCGCTGGCGCACCAGCCGCACGCCGTACCTGAAGGCCATCATGGATTGCCTGTCCCCGACCTCGCCGGTCGAGCGCGTGGTGTTCATGAAGGCTGCCCAGCTCGGCGCGACCGAGATGGGATCGAACTGGATCGGCTACGTCATCCACCATGCGCCGGGCCCGATGATGGCGGTCTGGCCAACGGTCGAGATGGCCAAGCGCAACTCCAAGCAGCGCATCGACCCGCTCATCGAGGAATCGGGCGTGCTGGCCGAGCTGATCGCTCCGGCTCGCTCGCGCGATTCGGGCAACACGATTCTGGCCAAGGAGTTTCGCGGCGGCGTGCTGGTGATGACCGGCGCGAACAGCGCGGTCGGCCTGCGCTCGATGCCGGTGCGCTACCTGTTCCTCGACGAGGTGGACGGCTACCCGCTGGACGTCGAGGGCGAAGGCGACGCGATCTCGCTGGCGGAGGCGCGCACGCGCACCTTCGCGCGCCGGAAGATCTTCATCGTTTCCACGCCGACGATCTCGGGCGCATCGGCCATCGAGCGCGAGTACGAGGCCAGCGACCAGCGCCGCTACTTCGTGCCGTGCCCGCACTGCTCGCACCGGCAGTGGCTGCGCTTCGAGCAGTTGCGCTGGGACAAGGGCGCGCCGGAGACGGCGGCCTATGTCTGCGAATCCTGCGACACCGCGATTGCGGAGCACCACAAGACGTGGATGCTCGAACACGGCGAGTGGCGCGGGATGGTCGAGGACGGTGCGCCGCGCACGGCGGGCTTTCACCTGTCCTCGCTCTACAGCCCGGTCGGCTGGCGCGCGTGGCGCGACATCGCCGCAGCGTGGGAGGCGGCGGTCAGCAAGGAATCCGGTTCCGCCGCCGCGATCAAGACCTTCAAGAACACCGAACTCGGCGAAACGTGGGTCGAGGAAGGTGAAGCGCCCGACTGGCAGCGGCTGGTCGAACGCCGCGAGGACTACCGCATCGGCAGCGTGCCATTGGGCGGTCTGCTGCTGGTGGGCGGCGCGGACGTGCAGAAGGATCGCATCGAAGTCTCGGTCTGGGCCTTCGGACGCGGTAAGGAAGCATGGCTCGTCGAGCACCGCGTGCTGATGGGCGACACCGCGCGCGAGCAGGTGTGGAAGCGTCTGGCCGAGATGCTCGACGAAACCTGGACGCACGCCACGGGCGCGGCGATGCCGCTGGCACGCTTCGCGCTCGACACCGGCTTTGCGACGCAGGAAGCCTACGCCTTCGTGCGCGCCTGCCGCGATGCGCGCGTGATGGCCGTCAAGGGCGCATCGCGCGGCGCGGCGCTGATCGGCACGCCGACGGCGGTCGATGTCTCGCGCGACGGGAAGAAGCTGCGCCGTGGCATCAAGGTATTCACCGTCGCGGTCGGCATCGCCAAGCTGGAGCTTTACAACAACCTGCGCAAGGCGGCCAACGTCGGCGAGGACGGCGTCACCACGACGTTCCCCGCAGGCTTCGTCCACCTGCCCAAGATCGACGCGGAGTTCACCCAGCAGCTCTGCGCCGAACAACTGATCACTCGCCGCGACCGCAACGGCTTCCCCGTGCGCGAATGGCAAAAGATGCGCGAGCGCAACGAGGCGCTCGACTGCTACGTCTATGCCCGCGCCGCCGCAGCGGCGGCGGGCCTGGATCGCTTCGAGGAGCGTCACTGGCGCGAACTGGAGCGACAACTCGGCATGGAGCGTCCACCGGACGATTCGCCGCCGCTCGAACCGACACATCCCAACGAGGCCACCCACAGCGGTGGCCTTTCTGCTTCTGGAACCCGCAACGGCAACCGGCGCGTGATCAAGAGCCGCTGGCTGACCCGATGAGAGAAGACCTTTGGCCTACACCACCACCCAACTCGATGCGCTCAAGCGCGCGCTGGCCACTGGCGAGCGCCGCGTGAGCTTCGGCGACAAGACGGTCGAGTACCGCTCGGTCGAGGAACTGCAGGTCGCCATTCGCACCGTCGAAGCGGAACTTGCGCGCAGCGTCGGTCGGAGCACCAAGCGTCAGATCCGTGTCACCACGGGCAAGGGCTTCTGACATGGCGTGGTTCTCCCAAACCGTGCGCCGCCTGTTCGGCCAATCGCCCGTCCATGAAGCCGCCGGCCGTGGCCGCCGCGCGCTGGCGTGGATGCGCGGCAATCCCGGCGCGGTCGCCGCGATGCTGGCCACCCACACCGACCTGCGCGTCAAGAGCCGCGACCTCGTGCGCCGCAATGCGTGGGCGCAGGCCGCGCTCGACGCCTTCGTCGCCAACGCGGTCGGAACCGGCATCAAGCCGCAGAGCCTGTCGGACGACGAAGACTTCAAGGCCGACGTGCAGGCGCTGTGGCGCGACTGGACCGAGGAAGCCGACGCGGCGGGCCAAACCGATTTCTACGGCCTGCAAGCCTTGGCCTGCCGTTCGATGCTCGAAGGCGGCGAATGCCTGATCCGGTTGCGACCGCGCCGTGTCGAGGATGGATTGGCCGTGCCCTTGCAGCTTCAACTGCTGGAGTCGGAGCACCTGCCGATCTACCTCAACACCGATCTGCCCTCCGGCAACGTGGTGCGCTCGGGCATCGAGTTCGATGCGCTGGGCCGCCGTGTGGCCTATCACTTGTACCGCTCGCATCCGGAGGATGGTCGGCTCGCGCCGATGTCGGGCCAGGGCGGGATGGAGACCGTGCGCGTGGACGCGCGCGAGGTCATCCACCTCTACCGCGTGCTGCGTCCCGGCCAGATCCGCGGCGAGCCGTGGCTGTCGCGCGCGCTGGTCAAGCTCAACGAACTCGACCAGTACGACGACGCCGAACTGGTGCGCAAGAAGACCGCCGCGATGTTCGCGGGCTTCGTCACGCGCCAGAACCCCGAGGACAACCTGATGGGCGAAGGCCCGGCCGATGGCGACGGCATCGCGCTCGCCGGGCTGGAGCCGGGCACGCTGCAGATTCTGGAGCCGGGCGAGGACATCAAGTTCTCCGATCCGGCGGACGTGGGCGGCTCGTATTCGGAGTTCCTGCGCACGCAGTTCCGCGCGGTCGCCGCCGCCATCGGCATCACCTACGAGCAACTGACCGGCGACCTGACGGGCGTGAACTACTCGTCCATCCGCGCCGGACTGCTTGAGTTCCGCCGCCGCTGCGAGATGGTGCAGCACTCGGTGCTGGTCCATCAGATGTGTCGCCCGGTGTGGGCGACGTGGATGAAGCAGGCCGTGCTCGCGGGTGCGCTCGAAGCCCCGGGTTTCGCGCGCGGTGGGCCGGCGCGCCGCCGCCAGTACCTCGCCGTGAAGTGGATTCCGCAGGGCTGGCAGTGGGTCGATCCCGAGAAGGAATACAAGGCCATGCTGCTGGCGATCCGTGCGGGCCTGATGAGCCGCTCGGAAGCCATCTCGGCCAACGGCTACGACGCCGAAGACGTCGACCGCGAGATCGCCGCCGACAACAAGCGCGCCGACGACCTCGGCCTGATCTTCGATTCCGACCCTCGCTACACGTCGAAGGACGGCGCCAATGTGCCTGATGGGGCGGAACCCAACCGCAACGCCATCGCGCCCGACGCCACCGGCGGCGACTCCTCCGCCTGACCGCTTTCCCCGAAGGATTCCCATGACCGTGCTGCCTCATCTGGCGGCGCGCCTGTTCGGCGTGCCGCTGGCGATCCATCGCCCGAAACTCGACGTCATCCTCTCCGTGCTCGGCGCGCGCATCGGCCTCGCCGATCTCGCCGCGCCCGTCGGCTACACGCCTGCGGCGCGCGCGCCGACGCCCGCCAGCGGCAAGGTCGCCGTCATCCCGATCCACGGCACGCTGGTGCGTCGCACCTCTGGTCTCGAAGCCGAATCGGGCCTCGCCAGCTATACCGGCATCGCCGCGCAACTAGACGCCGCGCTGGCCAGCCCCGAGGTCGCGGCCATCCTGCTCGACGTCGATTCGCCCGGCGGCGAATCCGGCGGCGTGTTCGATCTGGCCGACCGCATTCGCGCGGCGGCGCAGGTGAAGCCGGTCTGGGCCGTGGCCAACGACATGGCCTTCTCGGCCGCCTACGCGCTGGCGTCCGCCGCCACCCGCGTGTTCGTCGCGCGCACCGGTGGCGTCGGTTCGATTGGCGTCATCGCCATGCACGTCGATCAGTCGGTGAAGGACGCGAAGGACGGCGTTCGTTACACCGCCGTGTTCGCGGGTGAGCGCAAGAACGACCTCAACCCGCACGAGCCGATCTCCGACGAAGCGCACGCGGTGCTCAAGGCCGAGGTGCATCGCGTCTACGACCTGTTCGTCGAGACCGTCGCGCGGCATCGCGGCCTCGACGCGGACGTCGTGCGCGCCACCGAAGCCGGCCTGTTCTTCGGCCCGAATGCCGTCGCCACCGGACTGGCCGATGCCGTCGGCGGTTTCGACGACGCGCTCGCCCAGCTCACGCAATCGCTTTCCCCACTCCCGACTCTGGTGGCTCCGGCCAGCCAAGCGGGCCTTCTTCGCAACCACCAGATGGAGTCTTCCATGAATGAACGATCCGACCCCGCTGCTCTTGATCGGCCTCTTGCCGATCCCGCTGGCAGTTCTCCTCAACCGTCCGCCGCCACCGCGTTGAGCGTGGCCGACGCCATCGAGATCGCGCAGACCTGCACGCTCGCCGGTCGCGCCGACCTGATCGCGGGCTTCCTCGAAACCAATACCGCACCCGCCACGGTGCGCAGCCGACTGCTCGCGGCGCAGGCCGAGGCCAGTCCCGAAATCGTCAGCCGCATTGCTCCCGATGCCGCGCGCCCTGCGGCCAGCAATCCCCTGATCGACGCGGCCAAGCAGCTCGCGGCGCAGTCCACCAAGAAGGAGATCTGAAATGTCCGTTCTCGCCGAACCGCTGAATCTGGGCGACCTGCTCAAGTTTGAGGCGCCCAACCTCTACTCGCGCGACCGCGTCACGGTCGCCTCCGGCCAGAACCTGCCGCTGGGCGCGGTCATCGGCATCGTCACCGCCACCGGAAAAGTCACACGGATCGACCCGTCCGCCACCGACGGCACGCAGGTCGCCGCCGGCGTGCTGCTGCAAGCTTGCGACGCGACGCTCGCCGACCGCGACGACGGCCTGATTGTCGCGCGCCACGCCATCGTCGCCGACCACGCGCTCGCGTGGCCCGCGGCCATCACCAACGCCGAAAAACTCAGCGCCGTGGCGCAGCTCAAGGCGCTGGGCGTGCTCGTCCGTCAAGGAGCCTGACCATGAATAACCCCTTCAGCAATCCCGCCTTCTCGATGGCCGCGCTGACCGCCGCCATCAACATCCTGCCCAACCGCTACGGGCGTCTGGAAGAACTGAACCTGATGCCACCCAAGCCGGTGCGCCAGCGCCAGATCGTCGTCGAGGAAATGAACGGCGTGCTCAACCTGCTGCCCACGCTGCCGCCGGGTTCGCCCGGCACGGTCGGCGTGCGCGGCAAGCGCAAGCTGCGCTCCTTCGTCGTGCCGCACATCCCGCACGACGACGTGGTGCTGCCCGAGGAGGTGCAAGGCATCCGCGCCTTCGGTTCGGAAACCGAAACCGAGACGGTCGCGGGCGTGGTCGCGCGCCATCTGGAGACGATGCGCAACAAGCACGCGATCACGCTGGAGCACCTGCGTGTCGGCGCGCTCAAGGGCGTGATCCTCGACGCGGACGGCTCGGTGCTCTACGACCTGTTCGATGCCTTCGAGATCGCGCAGCAGACGGTGTCCTTCGAGCTAGGCACGGCGGGCACCAACGTCAAAGCCAAGTGCGGCACGGTGCTGGCGACCATCGAGGAAAACCTCAAGGGCGAGTTCATGAACGGCGTCCACTGCCTGTGCTCGCCGGAGTTCTTCGCCGCGCTCACCGGCCATGCCAAGGTCGAGAAGGCGTTCGAGAACTGGCAGAACGGGGCCATCCTCATCAACGACATCCGTCGCGGCTTCACCTACGGCGGCATCACCTTCGAGGAGTACCGGGGCCAGGCCACCGACGCCAGCGGCAACGCGCGCCGCTTCATCGCCGCTGGCGAGGCGCACGCCTTCCCGCTGGGCACCATCGACACCTTCGGCACCTACTTCGCCCCGGCGGATTTCAACGAGACCGTCAACACGGTCGGCCAGCCGCTGTACGCCAAGCAGGAGCCGCGCAAGTTCGACCGGGGCACGGACCTGCACACCCAGTCGAACCCGCTGCCCATGTGCCACCGCCCGGGCGTGCTGGTGAAGCTGACCGTCTAATGGTGCGCGTCGAGGAGCTGTACGCGGCGGCCGCGAACGCGGGGCTGCTGGTGGATGCAGAGGTCGGCGGGCAGATCGTCATGGTGGACTTCCTTGCCCCGGACGAGACCGTGCTCGATGGCCTCGCGCTCTCCACCGACTACACGATGCGCTTCCTCGCCTCGGCTCTGCCCGATCTGGCCGTGGGCCAGGTCGTGAGCATCGGTGGCACGAGCTACCGCGTGCGCGACGTGCGGGCCATCGGTGATGGCAGCGAGCGGCGTGCCGATCTCACCCGCATTTGAGGACTCTGCCTATGAACTCCATCCGTGAGCGCATCTTGCGGGRGGTCGTGSCCCGTCTGTCGGCCGCTGTCGCACCCGTTCCAGTGCTGCGACAACCGGCCGTGCCGGTCACCCGCGACGCGAGCCCCGCGCTGCTGCTCTTCGCCGAGAGCGACCGCATCACCGGCTACGCCAACCACCTCGTCGACCGGGTGCTGACGCTGCGCCTCACCGTGGTGGCGCGCGGCGATGACGCGTTCGACCAGGCCGACCGGGCGATGGTAGACGCCCACTCGGCGCTGATGCCTGACGCGACCCTCGGCGGCCTCGCGCTCCTGCTGCACGAGGTCGATGCCGAGTGGGATGCCGAGGATGCCGACGCTGGCGCCGTCGCGCTGCCGGCCCGCTACGAGATCCGCTACCGCACCCATGCCATGGACCTGACCCAGAAAGGATGACTTGCCATGACCGTTGAACTCATCAAACCCCACACCCATGCCGGCGTGCAGTGCGTCCCCGGCACGCGCCTCGATGTCGACGAGGCCACCGCACGCTGGCTGATCGAACGCGGCGTCGCCAAACCTACCGAGGCGCCCGATGAGCCGGGCGTCAAACCGCAATCCACCGCACGCAAGGGAGACTGACCATGCCGTACTTTTCTGGACAAGGACGCGTCTACATCGGCGCCCGCGACACTGCCGGCAACCCGCAAGGCCTGAGTTTTGTCGGCAACGTGCCCGAGCTCAAGGTATCGCTGTCCGTGGAGACGTTGGAGCACCAGGAGTCCACCAGCGGACAACGCCTGACCGACCTGCAGCTGATCAAGACCAAGAAGGGCGAATTCGCCTGCACGCTGGAAGAGCTGATCGCGGTGAATCTGGGCCTGGCGCTCTACGGCACGACCATCGAACAGGTCAGCGGCACGGTGACGGCCGAGGCACTGCCCAACCCGGTCACGGCAGGAAGCCTGTACCTGCTCGCCAAGCAGAACGTCTCCTCTGTGGTGGTCAAGGACGCCTCGGGCACGCCCAAGACGCTGCCCGCCGCCCAGTACAGCCTCAATGCGAAGCACGGATCGCTGGTCATCAACGACAAGACGACGGGCGGCCCCTACGTGGAGCCGTTCAAGGTCGACTACGCCTATGGAACCGCGCAATCCACCGCGTTGTTCACGCAGCCGCTGCCGGAGCGCTGGGTGCGTTTCGAAGGCCTGAACATCGCCGACAGCAACCGCGAGGTGGTGATCGACCTGTACCGCGTGGCGATCAACCCGGCCAAGGAACTGTCGGTGATCACCGACGAACTGCTGAAGTTCGAGCTTTCCGGACAGGTGCTGGCGGACACGCTCAAGCCCGCTGCCGGCGACCTCGGTCAGTTCGGCCGCATCGTGCTGCTGTGAGGAGTACACGATGACCACCTCTGACCTGGATGTTCTCGTCCCGCAAACCCAATCCCTGGAGATCGCCGGGCAGCGCCTGACGATCAGCCCGCTGGTAATCGGCGAGCTGCCCGCGATGCTCAAGGCCGTGCGGCCCTTTGCCGAGCAGCTGACCGGCGAGCCGGACTGGCTGGCTTTGCTCTGTGAACACGGCGATTCCTTGCTCACCGCTCTGGCGTTGGCCAGCCGACGCCCGCGTGAATGGGTGGACGCGCTGGCGCTCGACGACGCGATCACGCTCGCCGCCACGGTGTTCGAGGTGAACGCGGATTTTTTCGTGCACCGGGTCGCGCCGAAGGTCAGCACGCTCGCGCAGTCTCTGAGCGGACGGTTGGCTGGAGCGACGCCATCGCCCGCCTGATCCGCAGTGGCCACCGCTACCCGGACATCCTCGGCTACACGCTGGGCCAGCTGAACGCGTTTCTGGCCGCCGACAGCCGTCTCGAGCGCGAACGGCTCTCCACCCAGCTCGCGGTCATGACCACCGCCGCCCAGGGCAACCGCGAAGGCATCCGTCAGCTCCAGGCCGAACTCCAACAGGGAATGCGCGATGAAGATCGATCTGGTCGCTGAGGGCTTGCTGGATCGTCGTCGCTTCAACGCCTGGCAAACCGATACCCACAAAACGATCCACACCGCCGTCGCCCGCGCGATGCGGGATTCCGGCAAAGAGATGGCCGAGCGGGTGCGGGGCGAAATGCGCGCCAGCTTCAAGGTTGCAAGTCCCAAGTTCCTCCGGTCGATGCACGCCAAGGTGTTCGACCGTAAAGCCACGGAATTTCCGGCGCTCTACATCGGCTCGAAGGTGTCCTGGCTGGGCCTGCACGAACAGGGAGGAACGATTCGGGGGCGGATGCTGATCCCGCTGCTGCCGCAACACCGGCGTATCGGACGCAAGGCGTTTGCCCGGGTGATCGATGCGCTGATGCGATCCGGCAATGCCTGGTTCGTCGAAAAGAACGGCCAGCAGATCCTAATGGCCGAGAACATCGGCGAGAACGCCCGGCCGCTGGCGCGCTTCCGCAGCGCCGAGCGGGAGCGCACCGGCGCCAAGCGCATCAAGCGTGGCCAGGAGATTCCTGTCGCCATGCTGGTGCGGCGCGTGACCCTCAAGAAACGTTTCGACCTTACCCGTTCGGTGCGGGTCGATCTTCCCCGCCTGACGGCGGCCATCAGCAAGGCAATGTCGAAGGTTTGAGCAATGGCGAATAATCGCGCGCAGATCCTCATCACCGCCGTCGATGAGACGCGACGCGCCTTCCAGTCCGTCCAGGGCAGCCTCTCGCGCCTGCGCAGCGAAGCAGGCCAGGTGGGAGAAGTCCTGTCCCGCATCGGCGGTGCCATCGGTGTGGGACTGGGTGTGCGCGAACTGGTCGAGGTCGCCGACCAGTACAAGAACCTGCAGGCGCGCCTGCGGCTCGCGGTCACCTCCCAGGAGGAGTTCAACCGCGCCGACGCGGCGTTGTTCGAGATCGCGCAGCGCAACCGCGCACCGCTCGCCGAAACCGTCACGCTCTACGCGCGGCTGGCGCCCTCGGTGCAGGCGCTGGGGCGTTCGCAGGCGGACGTGCTGGCGGCGACCGATGCCATCGGACAGGCCGTATCGCTCTCCGGCGCCTCCAGCGAGGCCGCGGCCGGGGCGCTGTTGCAGTTGGGCCAGGCCTTCGCCTCGGGACAACTGCGCGGCGAGGAATTCAACTCGGTCATCGAGCAGACGCCGCGTCTGGCGCAGGCCATCGCCGACGGGATGGGCGTGCCGCTCGGCTCGCTGCGGGCCCTGGCGCAGGAAGGAAAGATCACGTCCAAGGCCGTGCTCGACGCCTTACTCAAGCAGCGTGGCCGGCTCGCCGAGGAGTACGGCAGCCTGCCCGATACGGTGTCGGGTGCGCTCACCCGTCTCAGGAACGCCTTTCTGCGCGCCTTCGGCGAGCGCGACACGAGCTCCGGCCTGACGGCAGGTCTGGCGCAGGCGATCCAACTCGTCGCCCAGCATCTCGAACTGCTGATCGATCTGGCCGGTGTCGTGCTGGTCGCCGCCTTCGGCCGCATGGTGAGTGCCTTTGCGACCAGCATCGCCGCCGCCCGAGCGGAAGCGGCGGCGCGGCTTGCCAACCTGCGCACGCTGGAAGCCGAGGCGCTGGCACGGGTTCGCCTCGCCGATGCGGCCCTGGCCCAGGCGCGGGCGCAAGGCCTCGCCACCAGCGCACTGGTCGTCGATGCGGCCAAGGCCCGGCTGCAAGCCACCGCCGCCACCGGCACCGTGACGCAGGCCGTGGCCTCCACGTCGCTGCTCGGTCGCGCGGCGGGTCTGTTGCGCGGGGTACTGGCACTCCTGGGCGGCCCCATCGGCGTGATCGTGACCACGGTGACGCTTTTGGCCGGGGCCCTCTATTCAGCGCGCAACGCCCTGGTCGAGTTCGGCGGCAAGACCGCTTCGATCAAACAGATCGTCAGCGCCACCTGGGACCTGGTGGTCGAGAAGGTCGGCGACGTCGTCAGCGCCCTGGGGCGGCTGGTCGGCGCCAACAATCTGAGCTGGGCGCGCGTGCGCGAGGTAATGCTCAATGCGATCCGAGCCATCGGATCTGCCATCCGCACGATGGTCAATGGTGTCATCGGCGCCTTCAACGCGGTCGGCAGCGTCGTCGGCGTCACGGCTGCCTTCATGGTCGAGCGCTTTCGCAATGCCTTCTCCGACATCGGGGAACTGGCGAAGGCCTTGGGCCAGGACGTGGCAGCGGCCTTCAGCGGGGACTTCTCGATGCAGTCGCTGCGTGCCGTCCTCGGCCGCCGACTTGGCGAGATGCGCGACTTCGGCAAGCAACTGGCGGGGACCGTGCGCGACGCCGTGACGCGCGATTACGTTGGCGAAGCTGCTCAGGCCATCGCCGGTCGCATCCGACCCGATAAGAACCAGCCCGGCGTATTCGGCCGCCCGCAACCACCGGCCAAGCCGACGCCCGACAAGGGTGTCGAGGCCGCCAAGCTGGCCCTGGTACAGGCGCAGGCCGAGGCGGAACTCAAGATCCTCAAGGACGCACTGGATCGCCAGGCGCGCGAACTGGATGCGGCACTCGAAGGCCGGCTGATCTCGCTGAAGGACTACTACGCGGCCAAGACCCGGATCGAGCAGCAGGAGATCGATGCAGAAATCCAGCGTGCGCAGGTATCGCTCGCCCAGCAGCAAAGCTTGGTCAAGACGGGCAAGGACGAACCCACCCGCATCAAGGCGAAGGTCGAAGTCGCCAAGCTCGAAGCGGAGCTCACGGTCCTCAACAACAAGCGCGCCGACGTCGAGGTCGCCAATGCCCGCAAAGCGGTCCAAGCCGAGCGCGAGCTGCGCGAGGAACTCGCTAAGGTCCGCGACGAACTGCTCGATCTCACCGGTGCCGCGACCAGCCAGGATCGCCGCGCGGCTATCGAGCGGCAGTACCAGAGCTTGATCGAGCGGCTGCGCGCCGAGGGTGACACCGAGGGCGTGGCCACCGTCGGTCGGCTGATAGACGTCAAAGCGGCGGCGGCCGATCTGGCCGAGTACGAGCGACAGTTCAATGATGCGCTCGCGCGGATGCGTGCCTCCGAGGAGTCGATCAACCTGCAGCGCCAATCGGGGCTGCTTACAGAATCCCAGGCACGCCAGCAGATCCTCGCACTGCATCGGCAGACCGGCCAGTCGCTCGATGCGTTGCTGCCGCAGCTGGAGGCTACCGCCACAGCCATCGGCCCGGACGCCGTCGCCCGGGTGCAAGCGTGGAAGAACGAGATTGCGCAGGTGAAGTTGGTGGTCGACGACGTGGCCGTCGCCATCGACGGTGCGGTCCAGGATGGATTCGCCCAACTGTTCCAGGACATCGGCAGCGGCGCCAAGTCGGCGAAGGACGCATTCGCGGATTTCGGTCGATCCGTGCTGCAGACGATCAACCGCATCGTCTCGCAGAAACTGGCCGAGGCCTTGTTCGGCAGCCTGATGGGCGGCGGTAGCGCGGGCGGCGCGAGTGGACTGGGCGGGTTGATCGCCTCGTTCTTCAGCAGCGGCTTCGCCACGGGTGGCTACGTCACCGGCCCCGGTACCTCGACCAGCGACTCCATTCCAGCGCGCCTGTCCCACGGCGAGTACGTGGTCAACGCCCGCGCGGTGAGCCGGCTCGGAGTGTCCTTCCTGAACGCCATCAACGGACTGTCTGCCGGGCCACGTTTTTCCGGTGGGCGCTTGGCCTTTGCCGTTGGCGGCCTCGTGCCGGAAGCCCCCGCGCAGCCAACCCCGGGCCAAAACATCCGCATCGTGAATGTGATCGACCCGGCGATGGCGGCCGATTACCTCAACAGCAGCGCCGGCGAGCGCGTGGTGATGAACCTCATCCAGCGCAATGCCGCCTCCGTTCGCAACATCCTTGGAAGATAAGAATGGCCTGGACTTCTGGCACCGCAACCAATGCCGCCGACCTGTTCAACAAGCTGATCACGTTTCTGACCTCCGACGCGACGCTGGTCGCCGGAGGCGAAGCCTGGACGCTGTTACGCCGTGACACCTTCACGCTTGACGCGAAGCGGGATCTGGCCGAACTGCGGGGCCCAGGTTCCTCGGCGGGCGATGCGATTTACGTCCAACTGGCCCTGTTTGCCGACGCTGCGGCACCCGCGTATTCGATCCGGGTGCTCGGGTCACAGTCCTGGCAAAGCATCGTTTCGATCAACACACCCGAGGGCCAGCCGGGCAGTCTGCTCTCGGGTGCCGGTTCGCTCGGCATCGTGCCGAGGATGCCGCTCTTCAACAGCGCGATCAGCTACTGGTTCGTCGCCAACGGCCGGCGCTTCATCGCGGTGGCGAAGTCCTCGGCGTATTGGGGCGCGCTCTACGCGGGCTTCATCCTGCCTTACGGCACCCCGACCCAATATCCGTACCCGCTATTCATCGGGGCCAACACATCGCGCGGCGACAACTACCAGAGTTCGGATCTCGATATCGCGGGCAGCGCCTTCTGGCGCAACGATGGTGAATACGGCAGCTACAGCGCGGCGCTCCTGCAACCGAGCGGCGGCTGGGTCGGCACCAACCGCTTCGATACGACCTACACCGGTCGCGCCTGGCCCTGGGCGATGTCGTTGGAGACCAGGAAAAACAGCGCCGGGCGCTACGACCTGGGCAATCTCACGCAGTTGCCGAGCGGCGCGAGCCCGCTGCTGCCGGCGATCCTCTATGACTGCGCGACGACTCGTCCGTTCTCGATATGGGGCGAGCTGCAAGGCGTGTTTGCCGTGCCGGGCTTCGGAGTGGCCGCTGGCGACACCGTGACCGTGGCCGGCAAATCCCATCTGGTCGTGCAGGCGGCGACTTCCACCAACGCGGCGCGCTTTGCCGCCATCCAACTCGCTTGAGGCGATCATGGCTTACATCACCGGTGCGTCGGCCGACATCAACACGCTGCTGACTGCCATCAAGAATTTCGCGGTCGCCAACGGCTGGACGGCCAATGCAACCGACACCTTTACGCTGACCTTTCCGACCTATGGATCGAATGGTGGCGCCACGCACGCCGGCACGACGTCGATGATTTCCTCGGTCAGTGGCTCCGATGCGTACAAGAACCAGTCGGAAACGAGCCTCGTCGCAAACCGGGTCGTGCTGACCAAGAACGGCGTGTCCTACCAGCTGTTCGCGGTTAACAAGAAGCTCTACAAGAACGGCGTCAATGGCACCTACGCCTGCCTGGAGGCCTGGGTGTGCGACGGCTTCGCTGCCGGCACGGCCGCCAACCTGCAGAGCAACAACCGCAAGTTCGTGATGGTAGGTCCCTTGGCCACCTCGCTCTATGCCTACCACCTGTTCTCCAACGGTGACTTCGTGCACGTGGTGATCGAGGAAACGCCGGGCCGATTCCGCCACCTGTCGTTCGGCTTCATCAACAAATACGGCGCCTTTGCCGGGGGCCAGTATCTGACCGCAGGATGCCCCATCGAATCGTTCACGACCACGGCCTACGCCTTCAACAGCTCGAATCAGATGGTCCCGTTCGGATCGAACGGCCAAGGGCTGTCGCGATCGGCGCTCGCGTCGAACGGTTATCCCGGTACCTACGTCCGAGCCGACATCGACGGCTGGACGGTCGGCTGGCGCCTGCTTTCGACCGGTGTCTGGGATACGGCCAACCTGGATGCCTACGGCTGCACGACCTTTTCCAACTCGGTGAACAACCGCGCAGGCTATATCTCGGGGGGACCCCAGGTTTCCTTCCACACCCTGGCACACGATCTGGCCTACCACTGCTCCCCGCAGAGCTACAACGGCCTGGCACCGATGATGCCCTGCTACGTGGGCGTCAATCGCACGCCCTACGTCGGCACCTGGACGCTGCTCGGTGAATTCCCCGATGTGCGCTTCCTGAACATCTCCAATTTCAACCCGGGCGACGAACTGACCCTCGGCACCGACGTATGGAAGATCTTCCCGCTGTGGAACAAGGCCTACACGCTCGGGGCAGAACCGATCAGCTACGACTACGGCCTGGCCTACCGCAAGGTGGTGTAAATGCCCGACTTCGTCGGAGCCTTCACGTCAAACATTCTGGGCGGCGCAGCGGCCGCCGGGATGAACAGCCTGTGGGACGGCGGCCGTCCCGGGTATTACGAGCCGGCCACCGCCGTTGCCGCCATCGTCGGTGCGGTGGGCGCCATCGCGAGCGGCCAGCCATCGCCCGAGGCCCTGATCGAGCGGGCCGGCGCACACTGCGGTTCGTTCTCGGACGACTACTACCACCGGATCTACCTGTCGCCGTCCCGGATCGAGTTCGGCAACCTCGTCATCCCCACGACCCGTACCGTCGAAGTCTGGAACGCGTTCCTGGACCCGGTGACGATCTTCCAGCTCGACGGCGACACCGAGGGGCTGTCCCTGGGCTTCTTCCCGCCCGCGAGGATGCGGGCGCTGGAGGACATCTTCTACGAGGTCACGGCGACGCTCGACGGCCCGAGCTTCGTTGATACGCTGCTGACGCTGCATTTCTCGGCTGGCGGCACGCGGAATCTGGCGATCAGCTATGGCCGCGTGCTGGTCATGGGTCTGCTGCACGATTGGCAAGGTGGCTTCACCGAGCGGCTGGAATGGCTCACCGACGTGCTGACGATGCGCGACGGTGGTGAGCAGCGGGTGCGGCTGCGGACCGATCCCCGGCGCTCGTTCGAGTTCGACGTGCTGGAGTACGGCAACGGCGGGCAGCTGGACCTCTTGATGAACGTCTGGCAGTCGCGCGTCTATGCCGTGCCGGTGTGGACCGACAAGGCTTGGCTTTCGGCCCCCATCCATCCCGGCGACACGGTGCTGGCTGCGAATACCACGGACCTGGACTATCACGCCGGTGGGCTCGCCATCGTCGGCTCAAGCGCTGGCGCCAGCGAGGCACTGGAAGTACTGTCCCTGACCGCCGGGACGATCACGCTCAAGCGCCCGGCCTTGGGGAACTGGCCCGCAGGCTCCTGGATCGCCCCGGCACGGCTGGGACGGTTGCCCGCCCAGCAGACCGTCACCCGGCCAACGGCGGCGATCTCCCAGGCCAAACTCCGGTTCGAGCTGGAGGACCTGGCCTCGCCGGTGACGGCGATCAGTTCGCCGATCCAGTACCGGGATTACGACACGCTGCTGCAGCACCCGAACCGGGTCGAGGACGTCAGCATCGACTATCAGCGACTCGTCGATGTGTTCGACGTTGAGACCGGCACGCCTGCGGTGATCGACATCCCGAACCGCCCCTTCATCGTGCGCCGCCATCAGTACTTGCTACCGGACCGCACCCGGCTCACTGCGATGCGAGGCTGGCTCGCCGCCCGCGCCGGGCGGCAGGTGCCTTTCTGGGTGCCGACCTGGGAGCGTGGCCTCGAAGTCGCCCAGCCCTTCGCCTTGGATGCCACGGAAATTCTGGTCCAGGGCCGGGGCTTCGCCACCTACTACCAGGCCATGCTCGGTAGGCAGGACGTGGCCTTCCTCCACAACGACGGCACCTGGTTCTTGCGCCGCATCACCGGGTTCGAGTTCGTGGACGGGGTTGTCGAGCGGATGCGGATCGACGCCGCGCTGGGACGGGCCTGCGTGCCGTCCGATTTCCGGATCGTCTGCTTCCTGGAATTGGCCCGGCTGGAGAGCGATGCCGTCGAGATCTTCTTCGAGACGGATCGCGTGGCGCGGGTGACCTTGCCGCTTCGGAGCATCAACGGATGACCTATCAGAACCAAGAAAACAGCCTCCATGCCGGCCAGCCGATCGAGCTGTATCGCTTCGCGCTGGGGACCACCATTTGGCGCTACACGTCGGCGCGGGATGCCGTGACCTACAACGCCGAGAAATACATCCCGGCGCCGATACGGCGCTCGGAGATCGAGCAGACGCAGGAGTTCGGCCGCGCAATGCTGAATCTGGAAGCGGCACTCGATATCGGCGTGGTGCAGTCCTTCATCGTGACCCCGCCCGATGGCGTGCTGTCGCTCACGATCTTCCGCCAGCATCTGACTGACCCGAACGCTGAGTTCATCACCTGGTGGAAAGGCCGTGTCGTGTCGGTGGTATTCAGTGGCGTCACGGTGCAGATGCGTTGCGAGCCGATTTTCACGACGCTCAAGCGTTCGGGGCGGCGGGCGAACTACCAGATCAACTGCCGTCATCCGCTCTACCACGGCGGCTGCAAGGTCAACGCGGCCGATTACAAAACGGCCGGCATCGTCGAGAGCGTGGCGGGGCTGGAGGTGACTGCGTCCGTCTTTCTGCCCAAGCCGATTGCCTGGTTTGTCGGCGGACGCCTCATGGCCGCCGGGGCGCAACGGATGATCGTCGCCAGCTCCGGCGGCGCGGTGACCCTCTCGGCGCCGATCCCCGGCCTGAAAGCCGGCGACGCCTTCGAGGCGTATCCGGGCTGCGACCACACGCTCGCGACCTGCGCCGCCAAGTTTGGCAACCAGCTGAACTACGGCGGTTTCCCCTACATCCCGGTGAAGAACCCCTTCACCGGCGACGCCATCGTTTGAGGCTTTTCCATGTGGCAATACCTGATCGTGTGGGTGATCACGACGGTCCTGTCGTCGCTGCTCGCCCCCAAGCCCAAGACCACCACGCCGCAGCCCGGCGATGTCGATGCGCCGGTCGCCGCGACCGACAGCCCGATCCCGGTGTTGTTCGGCACGCGGACGATCAAGCAGCCGAACTGCGTCTGGTTCGGCGACGTGCGCACGGCGCCGATCAAGACCAAGGGAGGCGGCAAGAAATGAGCGAACCCCGCATGGCTACCCATCTCGATGCCAAGGCGCTCGGCTACTGCAACGCCGGACTGCGCCGATGGTTTCCGCGCGACGGGGTGACTTTCGACGACTTCCGCCGGCAGGGCGTGACGACCGACTGGCTGCGGGCCACCGGCGACGCGATGGCGATCCGGCTGGCCGAGTACGCTGAGCGGGCTGAAACGGGAGCCAAGGCATGAGCGGCGGCGGCAAAGGCAGCAAGAGCGTCACGGTCGGCTACCGCTACTACGCCGGGATGCATCTGGCGCTGTGCCACGGGCCGGTCGATTCGCTGAACAAGATCGTGGTCGGCGAGCGCACGGCCTGGTCGGGATCGCTAACGTCCAGCGGACAGATTGCCATCAACCAGCCCGACCTGTTCGGTGGAGATGACCGCGAGGGTGGGATTGTCGGCGCCGTGGACCTGGTGATGGGCAACGCGGCGGACGGTCCGAACGACTACCTCGTGGCCAAGCTGGGAACCAATGTGCCTGCCTTCCGGGGCGTGGTGTCGCTGGTGCTACGTCAGCCGCAACTGTCGGCGATGAACCCCTACATCAAGCCCTGGAGCGCGGAACTCACGCGGATCATCCGCCGATCCGACGGCTCGCCGCAGTGGTACTCGGACAAGGCCGCCATCGCGGGCGACATGAATCCGGCGCACATCATTTATGAGTGCCTGACCGACCGCACCTGGGGCCGGGGCTACAGCTCGGCAGAGATCGACGACGCCTCCTTCCGTGCCGCTGCCGACACGCTCTATGCCGAGAATTTCGGGCTGTCGATCCTGTGGGATCAGCAACAGGACATCGAGGCCTTCATCGAACGCATCCTGCAGCACATCGACGGTTCGATCTACGTGAGCCCCCGCACCGGCCTGTTCACCTTGAAGCTGACCCGCGACGACTACGATCCGGCGACGCTGCTGGAGCTGAACCAGACCAACGTGATCCGGCTGGAGTCTTTCGAGCGCACCTTGCCGGAGGAGCTGATCAATCAGGTCACACTGTCCTACCACGACCGCACGACCGACAAGAGCGTGTCGATCTCGGTGCAGGACATCGCCGGCATCGAGCGATCCCTGGGGGAAATCAAGGACGCCAAGGTCAGCTACGAGGGCGTGGCCAACGGCGCCTTAGCCGCACGCCTCGCGATGCGGGATCTGCGCCAGCTTTCGTCCACTCTGGCGAAGATCACGCTGGTGGCCAACCGCACGGCCGCCAGCCTCAACATCGGCGACGTGTTCAGACTCTCCTGGCCCGAGCTGCGGATCGAGCAACTGATCCTTCGGGTCGCGCAGATCAGCTACGGGACGCTGGCCGACGGCCGGGTGCGGATCACCTGCGTCGAGGACGTGTTCGGCCTGCCCGATGCCGTCTATCTCGCACCCGCCGAGAGCGGCTGGGTCGATCCCCGGCAAGCGCCTATCGCGGCGAATTTCGTGTCAGTGAGCGAACTGCCGTACTGGACGATTGTTCACGAGATGACGGGCGAGTCGGCCGCCGCCCAGGCCGAGATCGATCCGAATGGCGGGTTCCTGTCCGTCTCCGTCGTGCGACCCTCGGATGCGGCGATCAACTATGCAGTGCTGACCCGACAGGGCTCGGCGGCCTTTGAGAAGATCGGCGTCGGTGACTTCGTCCCCTCCTGCGTGCTGGCAAACGATATCGGGCAAACCGAGACAGTACTGAACGTGCTGTACGGGGTGGACTTGGATTTGGTCACGCTGGGCACCTACGCGCTGCTCGATGGCGAGCTGGTCGCGGTGAAGGCGGTGAATGTCGCCGCCGGCACGGTAACGGTGGATCGGGGCGTCCTGGACACGGTGCCGGTGAAGCATTTGGGCGGTGCCCGGCTGTACTTCGTCGAGGGCGGGCAGTTCTACAACACGAGCCAGTACCTGAGCGGCGAGACGGTGCAAACCAAGGTGCTGCCAGCTACCGGGATGGGCGTTCTGGCCGAGGCGTCGGCACCGGCGATCAACTACACCTTCGCCAAACGGCAGACCCGCCCCTATCCACCCGGCAAGTTCCGCGTAAACAACCTCGACTATAGCCTCAGCTACATCACCGGGGAGGTGACGGTCAGCTGGGCGCACCGCAGCCGGGTGCTGCAGACCGCCTATCTGGTGACGCAAGGCGAAGCGAATATCGGTCCGGAGACCGGCACGACCTACACCGTGCGCATCTACGGCGAGGCCGGCACGCTCAAGCACACCGAGACGGGACTGACCGGCACGAGTTGGACCTATCCGATGGCCACTGAGATTGCCGACAGCGGCCTGAATCGTCCGAACGAGAAACTGACCGTCAAGGTGGAGACGGTACGCGACGGCCACAGCAGCTGGCAGGCCCAACAAATCGACATCCCCGAGTGCCGGGGCTACGGGATGTTCTATGGGGCAAGTTATGGGGAATGACTCCACCACAATCCATTGGAGAGAATGACATGGCAGCTCTGCAAGGCCCGAACTTGGGCGTGAACTACGGCTGGGCCGCCCGCGAGTCGGGCTGGAACACGGGGATGGACGCCAACCTGAAGCTGCTCGATGCGGTGCTGCAGCTGTCGGTGAAGTCGCGCGCGCAAGCCACGCCGCCGGCCTCGCCCGCCAACGGCGACCGCTACATCGTGGCGGCCAATCCCACCGGTGCCTGGGCCGGAAAAGCCGGCCAGATTGCCGTCCGCATCGATGCGGGGTGGTCGTTCCATGCTCCGAAGATCGGCTGGACCTGCTTCATCGAGGACGAGGGCGTGCTCTCAGTCTACAAGGCCTCCGGCTGGAGCCCTGGCCTCGCCTTCTGATCATTACTTTCGCCCACCTGAAACCCGCCCTCGAGGCGGGTTTCGCATTTCTGGAGACCACCCATGACTGAACCTGACAGCAAACCAGCGCTCGTCGAGAACATGCTCCTGCTGCGCAAGGAGGACTTCGACGAACTGCTCGACCGTGCCGCCGAACGCGGAGCCGAGCGTTGCCTCGCCCATCTCGGCCTGGAAAACGGCCACGCGGCGCGCGACATCCGCGAGCTGCGTGATCTGCTGGATGCGTGGCGCGATGCCCGGCGCACCGCGTGGCAAACCTTCATCAAAGTGGTCACCACCGGCATCCTGGCCGCGCTGCTGGTCGGTGCCGCCATCAAACTCAAACTGATGGGAGGCCCCCAATGATCGAGACTCTGCTTGGCGGCCTCCTCGGCGGCGCCTTCCGTCTCGCGCCGGAAATCCTGAAATGGCTCGACCGCAAGGGCGAGCGCGGCCACGAACTGGCGATGCAGGACAAGGCACTGGAGTTCGAGAAGCTGCGCGGCGCGCAGCGGATGGCCGAGATCGGCGCGAGCGCGGATGCGGCGTGGAACGTCGGTGCCATCGAGACGCTGCGCGAAGCCGTGCGCACGCAGGGAGAGAAAACCGGCGTGCGCTGGGCCGATGCGCTGTCAAGTAGCGTGCGGCCCGTGATCACCTACTGGTTCATGGCGTTGTACTGCGCGGCCAAGACGGCGGCGTTTGCGGCCGCCGTGACTGCCGGCGCGGGCTGGGGCGCGGCCATCCTGCACGCCTGGACGGAGGCTGATCAGGCGTTGTGGGCCGGCGTGCTGAACTTCTGGTTCCTGGGGCGCGTGTTTGATCGGGGGCGGTCGTGATCGAGGTGCCGCAATCGGCCATCGATCTGGCCAAGCGCTTCGAGGGCTTCCACCGCGTTCCGAAAACCGATCCGGGCCGCGCGTATCCGTACATCTGCCCGGCGGGGTATTGGACGATTGGCTTCGGCCACCTCTGCGATGCCCAGCACCCGCCGATCACCGAGGACGAAGCGGAAGCGTATCTCGCCCGCGACCTGAACACGGCGCTGGCCGCCACGCTGCGCTACTGCCCGGTGCTGGCCACCGAACCCGAAGGACGTCTGGCGGCCATCGTGGATTTCACATTCAACCTCGGCTGCGGGCGCTTGCAGACCTCGACGCTACGGCGGCGGGTGAACCAGCGGGACTGGACCGCTGCCGCGACGGAGCTGCGGCGCTGGGTGTACGGTGGCGGGCGCGTGTTGCCGGGCCTCGTAGCCCGGCGTGAAGCCGAAGTACCCCTGATCCTGCGATCCACGGCTAGCTGATCGAGCCAAACTAGGCACAAGGAGCATATTCATTATAAAATAGGCTTCACGTGCATTTTCTGGTGACAAGATCGTGGCCTTCGAAAGCGTTGAAGAACTCATCCGGGCGGCGCGCAATGGGCGCAGCCAGAAGGAATTCGCCGACCTGCTAGAGGTCGATCAGTCGATGGTGAGCAAGTACGAACGGGGCAAGGCCAGCCCGCCGATCAGCGTCATCAACCGCTGTATGCGTCTGGTGCATACGGCGGGAGGCGAAACGGCTCCGTCGGCGGAACAGCTCGCCGAACGGGTGCGCGTGACCTTGGCCGACCCGGACTTGGGACAGGTGCGCTCGGCGCTATCCCGCTTGGTGGACGCCTTCGCGTCCGAACATGCGCAGACCCGCACGACGGGCGCTGCGCCGCAATGACATAGGAGGCCGTATGGCGACGCAATCGACCATCGAGTGGACAGAGCAGACCTGGAATCCGACCACCGGCTGCACCAAAGTCTCTCCGGGGTGCAAGCACTGTTACGCCGAAGTGATGGCGCGACGGTTGCACGCGATGGGCGCGCCCGGCTACGAAAACGAGTTCAAGCTCACCGTGCATGAGAACCGGCTGGAGCAGCCGTTGTTGCGCAAGAAGCCGACTACGTACTTCGTGAACAGCATGAGCGACCTGTTCCACGAGGCCGTGCCGGACAAGTTCCTCGACCGCGTGTTCTCGATCATCGAGGCCACGCCGCAGCACACCTACCAAATCCTCACCAAGCGCGCAGAGCGCCTGCCGGAGTATTTCGCGCGGCGGGCCTGCCCACAGAACGTGTGGCTGGGCGTCTCGGTGGAGGACAAGAAGTACGGCGTGCCGCGCATCGACCATCTGCGCAAGGTGGATGCGCACATCCGCTTCCTCTCGGTCGAGCCGTTGCTGGAGGACTTGGGCCGCATCAACCTGCGCGACATCCACTGGGTAATAGTCGGCGGCGAGTCAGGTCACAAGGCCCGACCGATGCGCGAGGAGTGGGTGGCAAACGTGCAGGCGCAGGCCGAGGCCGCTGGCGCGGCATTCTTCTTCAAGCAGTGGGGTGGCTGGGGTTCGGACGGCGTCAAGCGCCACAAGAAGGCGAACGGGCGCATCTTCCGTGGCCGCACATGGGACGACTACCCGGAAGCGGTGGCACAACCCTAGAAATTGAACGCGCCTTGGCCCTCGACGTTGGAGGCCGTGGCCCAGAACTTGTGCGGCAGCGAATGCTTGGCCGCCATCAGCAACCAGTACAGCGGCTGGTTATTACTGCCCGTGAGCAAGCGCATGTCGGTGGAAGGCCACACGCCAAGGCCTGCGACCTTGTCGCGCCAGAACTGGAATATCTGCTGCCGGAGTTCCTGCTGGCCCTGAATGATGGACACCTTCTCACGCCATCCGGGCGCGAAGGTGTCGAACGGCGAGTTGTCGGTGGTCGCGTAGGTCACGACGTTGCGCTGCAAGTCCATCTGGCTGATGTGAACCAGCATGTCGATGCGCTTGAGCGCTGACAGGGCGACGATGATGTCGAAGTTCAGCGCCGCCAGATCGAAGGGATCGAGAAACGCGAAATGCAGGCCATAGGCGTTTAGCTGGGCGATGACCTGTTTCACTGCATCGACTGCGGCCCCGTCGATCTCGACCACCGGTGCGCCCAGATTCCGCAGGCGGGTTGCGGCGGCTTGACGCCGCTGGGTATCGAGGTCGCCGATGAACACCTGCGAGAACGGCGCGTTGCCTTCCTGGCTCTTCTTCCACGCAGCGACGACACCGCCGTCAATCCATTCGCCGGAGTCCCGCACCTTGCATCGACCCGGGCCACAGAACAGGTCGATATAGGTCGCGCCCGCCTTGCCGGGGCCAAGATACTTAGCGCGGGTGCTGCGCGAAATGTCGATGTAGCGGCACAGGTAGTCGTGCTTCTCCTTGGCCCAGACGCCCACTTCTTCGGCAGGCAGTCCATCGTCCCCATCGATCAGTTTTCCCAT